GGCTTTTACGTACGTTTTCTTAGGTGCCCTGCTAACAGGGTCCTACTTTAGTTTTATTAGCAAGCCCTAGGTGCGTATCATGAGCCACTTCCAGACCGCGCTAGTTGCCGAAGCTGTGGATGGTGGATGGCGGCTACACGCCCCGCTGGTGTATTATAGTGACGTTATGGGCCGTACAGTCACTGTGCCTGCGGGCTATTGCACTGATCTGGCGAGTGTACCCAGAATATTCCGATGGGTAGTCCCTGTTGCTAACGCCAAGAACAGAAAGGCGGCAGTGGTCCACGACTACCTATGCACCCACGGCGACGGCGTTGTTAAGAACCAGAAGCAGGCCGACAAGGTGTTTCGAGAAGCATTGGGCGTACTGGGTCTTGGACGGTTTAAGTCTGGCGCTCTGTACTACCCAGTGCGTACGTTTCAGTCTATTAAAGGATGGTTCTCATGAGAGTACTTATTTTAGGTGTTGCGTGCTACGCACTAGCTGCTTGTACTCAGCTCAACAGCTTAGAGATTACGCCGGAGGACAACGCTATGGCCTGTCTGAAAGGCAACACGAACGCGGCCGGAGCTGTGCTTGGGGCTAACGTTTCCGGAATTACGGTTGAGCTTCCTGCCTCTGTGGATACCTCTAACTGGACTGCGGACGACTGGAAAACCCTAGCCGAGCTTTGCGACTAGTGACCGAACAACTACTTGAGATGCTTAAACGGCACGAAGGCGTAGAAAGTCACGTCTACCGTTGTTCTGCCGGATACGAAACTATAGGTGTAGGTAGGAACATTTCAAAGTCCGGTTTAGGTCTGTCAGACGATGAAGTCGATTACCTACTAGAGAACGACATAGTGCGCGTTATTAAGGAACTTTCTTCGGAATATCCGTGGTTTAGGGGTCTTGATGACGTACGAAAAGATGCTATTATAGACATCAGTTTTAACCTTGGTGCCACTCGACTTCGTGGTTTCAGGCGCGCATTAGCTGCTATGGACGCAGCAGACTATAAAACCGCATCTTTAGAATTTTTAGACTCCAAATGGAGCCGGGATGTTAAGGGACGCTCAACCGAACTCGCGTACATGATCGAGATGGGTGAGTACCTATAATGAGGTTAGGAAATGCCGCTACAGAAACTACAGCTAAAGCCGGGCGTTGACCGCGAGAATACTCGCTATGCCGCCGAGGGCAGTTGGTACGAGACCGACAAGGTGCGATTCAGACGGGGTATGCCTCAGAAGATTGGCGGCTGGGTTCGTTTGTCTGCGGCAACGTTTCTTGGTGTCTGCCGGTCTATGCTTAACTGGTCTACCCTGCAAAGACAAAACCTTGTATCTGTAGGCACTAACCTCAAGTACTACATAGAGCGTGGCGGTGCATACAGTGACGTTACTCCCATCCGTGCCACGGCTACTCTGACTGACCCCTTTACTACCTTTTTAGGTTCTGCTGTTGTGCGGGTAGACGACCTTGCCCACGGTGCGCTTGAAGGCGACTTTGTGACGTTCAGCGGGGCTACGGCTGTTGGTGGGTTGACCCTGAACAACGAGTACCAGATTAGCCTGATCGACGAAGATTCCTACACTATTACTGCTGAGACTACGGCTTCTTCTACTGCCACGGGCGGCGGTACTGTTACTGCGACGTACCAAATAAACACCGGTAGTGAAATTGCTGTGCCGTTTACTGGTTGGTCTGCGGGTACTTGGGGGTCCAATACTTGGGGTAACAGCGGTACTACCTTGTCCCCTATCAGGCTTTGGAGTCAGGCTAACTTTGGCGAGGACTTATTCTTTACCTACCGTGGCGGCTCGCCTTTCTACTGGGATGCAAGCAACGAGCTAACTACTCGTGCGGTGTATGTGTCTTCCCTTGGTGGGGCGTCTGACGTACCCACTATAGTAAACAAGGCGTTTGTGTCGGACATATTCCGCTTTGCGTTTTGTTTCGGTGCTAACGATCTGGGTGCTGCTGCTCTTGACCCTATGCTTATCCGTTGGTCTGACCAAGAAGACGTAGCTAACTGGACTCCGGCTGCTACTAACCAAGCCGGTAGCCTACGCCTTTCCCGTGGCAGTGAGATCATTACTGCATTACAAGCACGCCAAGAGATTCTAGTTTGGACTGACACCGCTGTTTACGGCCTTCAATACTTAGGTGCTCCAGAGGTTTGGGGTGCGCAGCTACTCGGTGACAACATCACTATAGCCAGTACTAACTCAGCGGTATATTCCGGCAACATAGCGTATTGGATGGGCACGGATAAGTTCTACAGCTACGATGGTACGGTTAAGACCCTGCCTTGTTCAGTTCGCAGCTATGTATTTAACGACTTTAACTTCTCACAGTACGGTCAAGTAGTTGCGGGTACTAACGAGCGGTTTGATGAAATTTGGTGGTTCTACTGTTCTGCTGGGGTAACGCAGAATGACCGCTACGTGGTGTACAACTACCTGCAAGACATTTGGTATTACGGCACGCTTTCACGCAGTGCTTGGATAGACTCGGACCTTCGAGAGAATCCTATGGCCGCTACCTACAGTAATAACTTGGTAAACCATGAAGTGGGCTACGACAACCAAGAAGGTGCTACGGCAAGCGCGATTACAGCTACAATAACTTCTTCTGAGTTTGACTTGGACGACGGCGATAAGTTCATGTTTATCAACCGTATGTTACCTGACGTAACGTTTGACGGGTCTACCGTTAGCGCCCCTGCCGCTACTATGACTTTATTGCCTATGCAGAACTCGGGTTCGGGGTACAACAACCCCCTGTCAGAAGGTGGAACTAACACTTCTACGGTAACGCGTTCAGCTACAGTGCCTATTGAGAAGTTTACAGGTCAAGTGTTTGTTCGAGTTCGTGGTAGGCAGATGGCGTTTACGATGGAGTCTACTGAGATAGGTGTGGCTTGGAAGCTAGGTATACCGCGTTTGGATATGCGTCCTGACGGCAGGAGAGGCTAGTGGCTGAGCGGCTAGTACAAAAAGTCCCAGCGCCTGCGCTTCCTATACCCAAGGCGGGGCCAGTAAAGCAGTATCTGGATGACCTGAACAACATCCTACGTCTGTTCTTTAACTTGCTGTCGAACGCGGTTAACAGTGTATTTGGAGAGCAAGGCGGGCGGTTTATAGAAGCCCCTAACGCTAAGTTTTTTTCCACTACAGACCAGACCGCTTCGGTTGTAGATACAGCTTACGCTTTGCAGTTCGAGAACACGTATTTAGGCGAAGCTATAAGCATAACAGGGACACCGAAGACGAGAATAACCCCACTCTATTCAGGGGTTTACAACTTTGAACTTTCGGTAGAACTGACTAGCAGTAACGCTAACTCAAAAGAACTGTCGTTCTGGGTACGTAGGAGCGGAGTAGACATAGCAAATACTGGTAGAATGCACGTAGTGGCGGGTTCTGGTGGGGTAGATGACTTTGAATACAGTTTTACTATGGACCTAACAGCGGGACAGTATATAGAACTTATGTGGGCAACAGACGATACAGGCATAACGATTGATTATCAGGCGGCTGCTAGCCCCCGCCCTGCCGTGCCGTCCACCTTATTAACCGTAGTTTTTGTTTCAGCATTGCCTGAAACGCTACCGACACCGTAGGTTTAGTATGGCCGATATAATAGAAATAGAAGAGATTGTAACAAAGGCCAAAAGACCGGAAACTTTTTCTGGGGGCTTGTATAACAATGCGGGTGCCGCACTCGGTGGTGGTGGAACACGCGGAGGGGGGATAGGGGGTTTATATGGTCTTGCCGGTCCGGGCAGCTACGCAACCTTAGCCCGGTTAGGAGCGGAAGACAATTTTAGAATGAAGGGGGTTACTGACGCCACTGCGGAAGACGAAGCAGCAGCGCGTGAAAATATTGCCGTCGCCTACATGGAACAACTACAAGAAGCCGCAGCTCAAAAATATGCAGATTTAGTACTTATGCAGCCAACTACCGCTGAAGATATACAGGCAGTACAAGACGCTAAAGACGCACTTGTTGCTCTAGGCGTAACCCGAGAACAAATCGCAGCGACGGGGGTTGATGTTTCACGCGGCATTTCCGGTGTTATGGGGCCTAGTATATCCGGGGCTATAGATCAGGGTATTGAAAAAGGTTCTGAGCTTTTTGGCATAGGGGGCGAACGGTTAGCGGGTCTTATCGGGGCAGATGAGGCGTTATCCTCAGTTTTGTTAAACCTTCCGAACTTAGGCGCTACGTTTGTATTTGACGAATCTGGAAAAAAATCCCCCATCATTACTGGACAAACCCCAAGCGGTACTCAAGTAGGTGTTAATGCTAATGACCCTTACGGCATCGCTGACATAATTAGCGGTATAAGAACAGGCGACCTTGATATATATGACGTTATCGGTGCAGGGGGAAAGGTACTAACTGGAGCAAATGCGGCTAGTAGTTTGACCAACGATAAGGACAATACTAACAAGACAGGCGTAGATACCGGAGTAATTATAGACCCGAATAAAATACCGGCGGGTGGCGATGCTGCGAATCTAGATAAAGACAAAGGCGCAAACGCAGGAGCTATTTCTACCCGCATAATAGGCGAAGGTCTAACATTACCCGATTCTCCGACAAATAGAGTGCCAACACTAAAGCTACCCGAGTTCCCAACGAATAGAACTCCAACACTTACGCTGCCTGACTTTCCTACACTAAATTTGCCTAACGATAGAACACTTACGCTGCCTGACTTTGACCCGCTAGAAACAGAACGAGTCCCTACTTCTACCACCCCTACTACTTCTACTACGACTCCTGCGGAGAAAGTTCCCAGTGGTGGCGGTGGTGGCGGTGGTGGCGGTGGTGGTGGTTTACCTGAACAAAGCGCTAGCCCTACGGGCGGTATGCGCGGTGTAGCTACAGAACAAGCCGGTGTTGCGGATATAACACTTATGTACGACCCAAGCCTGTCTCTTGCAGAAAACATGGAACGGATGCTAAACAAGGCCAAAAAGGCAGATGCAGTAGATAGCGCACTTATGTACGGTGGTGGTATAGTACAACCCACTGATTTAAATAATGAATTATTAAGAATTATAGGGGGTCGCTAGCGATGTCTTGGCTTACAGACAAAATTAAAGAGCGTTATACCAGTACTGGCGGCCTTGATTTAGGCAACATAGCTAAAGATGTAGGCGTTGCTGGCGCACTTTACAGCGTAATAAACCCTAATGATTCTAGTGGGTTAGCTAGTTTCTTTGGTACTGGCGGGCAGCAGGCCCCTGTGGGTTACACGGGTGGAATACCTAATTACACTGCTACTAGAGAACTAGTCCCTAACGCTTTTGCTTCTACTTATACTACTCCCACTGGAGAAGTTGCCCCTCGTAGGCCCGGTATGGCAGGGCGTAGGTATTTTACTGATACGCAGTTTACGCAGTCTACAGACGAACCCTTTATGGGTATTACGGCAGAGCAGATAGCTGCCCAAAACCAAGCCGCTATAGACGACCAAGCGCTTTTTGAAAGTCTATTAGGTGGAGCGGCAACTCAACGCGAAACAACAGCAGCAACTACCGACACAACCGGTACAGCAACTACCGACACAACCGGTACAGCAACTACCGATACTGCCGGTACAGCGACTACAGATACTGCCGGTACAGCGACTACAGCGACTACAGCGACTACAGATACTGCCGGTACAAGCAATATACCCGACGAAGTTGACCAAGGCGGGATAACGCAGACTCCTAGAGAGCTTTACACTAGTATTTTGAACCAAATAGACGCCTCAGACCGTCTTGATGAGGGAGAACAAACCGCAATCGCCGCTGCTATTACTGAAGGTGGGTTTGGCATAGACGAAATAGCTACACGGTATGATGCGCAGCCTATAGATGTAATAGAAGGGTTGTTGCGCGGTGATTTCCAAACACCAGAACAAATAGCGGCTATGTCGGATGACATTACCGAACCGCAACTTATAGCTAATTTGTTAGAGCAAGGTAGAACTACTCCAGAAGAAGTCGCGGCTTACTATAAAGACCATCCCGTATACGGGGGCATTACTCCAGAGCAGGTGATAGCGGCGTTTAAAGACCTTGGCGGCACTAAGCAATTTGCACAAGGTGGCGATATAAACGGTTACTACTTAGGCGGCACTACAGATGGTATGGCAGATCAAGTACCTGCTACAATCGACAATATGCAGCCCGCAGCATTAAGTGATGGAGAGTTTGTTGTACCCGCAGATGTAGTAAGCCACCTAGGTAACGGCAACTCCGATGCAGGAGCGCAGAACCTTTACAGCATGATGGAACGAGTGCGAACAGATCGTACCGGAAACCCCGAACAAGGTCGCCAGATCGACCCCAACAAATACTTAGCGTAAGGAAATAATTATGCCGATTCCAAATATAGGCGCTAACCAAATAGCAGAAGAGTCCTCGCTATCCAGTTGGGCGGGTCCTTACGTAACCGAAATGTTGGGTCGAGGCCAAGCGTTGGCGGGAATGCCTTATCAGGCGTACATGGGTCCTTTAACTGCGGGGCAATCTACCCTTCAAGACACGGCATTTCAAGGGCTTGCGGGTTTATCCGCCCCCACTACTGCGCAAACCACTTACAACCCCATGTCTTTTACAGGCGCAGGGTACGCTGCACCAACTGCGGCCCAAGCGGCAGCGGGCGAGACAGGAACTTATACCCCTGCTTCTGGCGACGTACTACAGCAGTACATGACACCATACCTACAGGGCGCACTTCAGCCACAGTACGATGCGGCACGTCGGCAATCAGAGATACAAGCTCAAAAGCTACAAAGCCAGTACGGTAAAGCAGGTGCCTACGGTGGGTCTCGTCAAGGTATTGCAGAAACAGAATTACAGCGCGGTTTACTAGATCGTATGTCAGGGATTACAGGTAAGGGATACCAAGACGCATTTACCGCAGCTCAGAATCAGTTTAATACCGAGCAAGACCAGCAGATGGCTGCCGCAGGGCAAGCCCAACGCTACGGCTTAGATGTTTTACGTGATCAGCAAACAGGCGGTGCAACCCAAAGGGGTATTGAAAGCCAAGGTATAGCGGCCGACATCGCACAGTTCGAGCAAGAGCGAGACTACGATAAGAACAATGTGTTGTTTATGCAGTCACTACTACAAGGTCAGCCGCTTGAAACCCAAAGTTATTCTTACAGTGAGCCTACTGGTCTTGAGTCGCTTTCTGGTGGAGTGGCAGGCGTAAGAAGCATTCTTGACCTACTAACCCCAACTAATAACGCCGGTACCGGCCCTGCTGGCGGGTACAGTCAAGCTACACAGTCTGCTGCGCTACAAGGGCAATACGACTACTACGTTGCTAGGGGACAAACCCCCGCACAAGCAATGGCTTCAGCAAAAGCTGATTTAGGCATAGGGTAAAATTATGAACGGAATACAATCTTTAATGCAAGGTGCTCCTACACAGCGACCCCAGCAGCCACAACCCCAACAAGCTGGGCCTAGACCTGCTCCCGCACAAAATGACCCCCGTATGGCGGCAGCTATGGATGTGGTAAAAAACGACGTGCCTGAACCCTTACAGAATTTAGTTTCAGAAAACGAATTTGCCCAAAAAGCTATGGAACTATTACAGTCCGCAGGCGGCCAAGCTGCTATGGGGCAACCCCCCGCTACACCCCCTACAGTAAAGCAAAGGGTGGATCAGCAGGCTATGGAGGGTGTTGCAGGGTTACTACAGCGTCTGGCTCCGGGTATGCAACAGCGTGGGAAACAAGTACAACAAGCTCAAGCGCGTAAAATGATCGGTGGCGGTATGCCTACTATGGGCGCTTCTAATATGGCTCGTATGGCTGATGGCGGTATTGTTGGCTACCAAGAAGGCGGGTTTATGGGTCCTCCAGAGGCTAATATGCTACAGCGCATGGGCCAAGGGCTTAAAAACTACGGCGCTAACGCCCAAGAAAGTATGGGTATACTAAAAGAAGCTAAAGCCGGTATGGGTATACCATACGGACAAAGATCAGCAGTAATGAAGCAAGTGCGTGATGAGATAGAAGCGCAGAACCAAAACAGAGACCCTAACTTTATAGAGCGTATGGGTCAGAAGCTTATGGACACAGGGCTTGACGTAGAAGAAAGCAAGGCAATCCTTAAGAAGTTCTACAACAACATGGGTAAAACCTACGAAGAGATGTCTAACGGTATGGCTGATGGCGGTATTGTTGGATATAACAGTAGAGGTTCTGTAAACCTATTAGAAGCCGCTTTGGAAGCGGAAGGCATAACCGACCCCGCTACAATAGCGCTTATTCGCTCTATCTACGCACAAGAGTCTAGCAGCGGACAAAATACCGGCGTTTCTCCAGCAGGGGCACGAGGCCCCATGCAAGTTATGCCCGGTACTTTTACAGAGATGATGGGTTCAGATGCAGATATAAATGATCCAATGACTAATCTACGGGCAGGGTCAAGGTATGCCCAACAAATGCTAGCGCGGGCTGAGGGCGATCCAAGGCTAGCGGCGGCAGGTTATTATGGCGGCCCCGGAGGGATGGATACATTAAGAGCAGGTAACGATGTTATAGCTCCACAGGACGGATTCCCAAATATATCAACGTACGCAGATGAAGTAATGGCTCGTATGGGTGATAGCGGGCGTGCCCCAGAAACAAGCAAACCTATTATACCTTTAGGGGCTTTGTTTGAGGCAATCGGTAAAGGGCGCGATGCGCTTTTCTCTCCTTCACGGGCGTCACAAGAAGCTAGCGACATACGTAGAGATGAAGTAGAACAAGCCGCTGCACGGGGGGCTAATATGTTTGATATACTGCCCGCTCCTGAAAGACTATCTTCTGCGCAGCTAGCGGGATTGGGGGCGATAGATTTTACTGGTTCTATGCCCACTGGAATACAGCAACAACGAGAAGCTGATTTAGAGTCTGGCTTAGCGGCTCAAAAACTAGAAACAGAACGCACTTCCCGAA